CAGGACCGCCCACTTCTGGGTTGCCTGAGTTGTACTTGATATTTGGCATGCTGAAAGTATAGCTGTTGCCAGCCAGGTCAGTCAGCACGAACGACAGGCTTGAAGCAGTCTCAGCAATAAACTTGTCGATCAAAGATGAATCTTCAAAGTAAGCCGTAATGGAGCCGGTTACGCTGGACTTGCCAATGCTGGGTAGCAAAGTCTCATCGCTGCCGACCACATATAACGCTTCCATGCCGTTATCAATCGAAAGATCAATTGAGGTGACCACCGCAATGCTTGAACCGCCCTCGGTAATTGACCCGGTAAAAGAGTCAAACGGCGCAGTGGTGCTTTCTGCTGCATAAGTGGCACCAGTAATAGCAACGCTGGCAACCGAGAAGCCTTTACCGATAACGCTGAGCGAACCCGTCACCATTGAGTTGGGAGCCACTGACAAAGAGAGCGCATTGAAACTGCAACCCGTAGACCGCAGATACTTGCCAATGTCCGTATGGTATCGCTCAATGGTAAAGCTGCGGCGAGTGGTGCCAGCCTTCAGCACGTCAGTTGCCCAAGTCCCGGCCAAGGTTGCCTCAATGAGGTCGTCAAATGTTCCGTATGACAGTTCAACGTTAAGGTCACCGGCAACGCTTTTATTGCCATGCCTAAAGTTGGCAACCTGGCGATCCTGGCGCAGCTCCTCCGACTCTATCGCATCTTTTGACAAGCCGAGTGTTGTGCCAGTATGTCGGATTGGCTTTAGTACCGGAGTTGCTGGCGTGGTGCCAAATACTGTTTCGGCCACATAGGCCATGTCGTGCCGCGATCCTGTTGCTATTGTCATGATTTACCTCGGGGCGACATGCGCCATGTAGTTGATTGTGACCGATATTACAAACCGATCCTCGATTGTGGTGCCGTTGGTGCGCGATACATCACCGAGTCGAACAGTGGTGCCATTGTACAGCAAATCAGTCCCGCGCTTAAAATGATTTGCTATTGCGTCAGCCTTGCCTTCTGCTTGGTTCCTGCCGGTTCCTGCCAGGGCGAAAACGTCTATCTGATATATGCCAACATACTCGTCAATGCCCGCTGTCCCAAGTCCTGCCTGGGTCGTGGCTCCGGCCAGGTTAGTTGGTCGCAAATACATCGAGGACTTACTTGGCACATAGACGATATTCTCCCATGCAACCGGACTCCCTCCGCTGAGCGTATTTAATCGCGAATCCAATGCTGAGCTGATGTCTGCAAAGGTTGTGCTCATTATTTCAGCTCCTGCAATGCGGTCTTGATAGCATTGTTCCACCCGGTTATTGACACCCGCACCATGCCCATAGGACGCTGCACACTGCTGTAGCCGTACTCAATGCGTTCAGCATATGGCAAATTATTGGTCATATATATTGTGTCTTCGCCTTTTGCGGCAGTAACCACCGCAGTCATTTTGTTGATAGTCTCGCCGCCATTCGCGTCTATATTCGCAATGGATGTATCTATAGGTGAGTTTACAGACGCCTGCCAATTACCTCGAAGTCGACCGCCTGTATATCCTGGCGGCGCTTTGGCTGGCTTGCCATTTACTGGTGCCCACCATTTCGCGTGACCTACTGGCGTGGCTTTTATGATGTCGCCAAATATCGTTATAGCAGCATATGCCCGGACATCTTTGATGTCCTGGTTGGTCTTTTCCGCAAATGCTTTAATGTCTGAGCTGAATGTCATAGTAAACATCCGTACCAGCAGGCGAGGTTGACATGATGTCCATTACCCGATAATTGATTCCCGCGAATAAACAATTGTCGTTAATTAGCGGCGCTCCATTACCGGCCTGGAACAACAAACGCACATCTGACGTCTGGATGGTGATGCCGTTTACTTCTGATTTGGCAAAAATCATTCTGACGGCTTTTCCGGTAATCGTAACAGTGGAACCTCCGGTATAAGCGCCAGTCGCTGGGTTGAAGGTATCGCCAGCAGTCCTGGTCAATGTTGCGTCATTGCCAAAATGCTTCAGCAGATTGATGGCAGTTGATCTAAGGTTGGTATAGTCAAGCACGCTTGACCACCATGATATTTCTCACCAGCTTGGCAACCTTTGTCTCTGCTGCGGTCAGATAAGTATCTGGCCTGGCGCTTGTTGAATACTCAACTTCCAAATCACCGACCTTTTCTTTGATCGTTTCGCGCCCCTGATTCGCCAGCGGGTTGACGCCGCCATCAATTGCTATGGCAAGCTCCATCTGTGATTCTTTTAGCAGTTTTGGTATAGAGTCAGAAAGCACAAAGTAGCCATCAAGCTCGACCCCATAACGCGGCCATTGTGTCGCCTGAGTAATGTGCGACTTGGTGCCGTTGAAATTCTTTGACTCTAAATAATCCATGGCCTGGATTAGCAGAACCGCTGCTGTACCACTTATCGTCACGCCTCTGTCTGCCGCGTATGTTGCAAGGTCTGACTCTGACACATAACTGTTAGAGTTGGTCAATCCTGCGCCAGTTTCCACTATTATTGTTGCCATTTATGCGTCCTCCAGCCAGCCGTATAATGATCCAGACACCGTGCAACTTTTGTCGGATGATGCCAAAAGCGCAACAACAACGCCGGCGTTAAATTTGAATGGCACTGGGAAATTAAAGGCGACCGTGTTGTCCTGAACCCCAATGGAACCATAAGGAATTAGCGCAAAAGGATTATTAAAGACTTGGCCATTGTATGCGTTTGCCGCAAGTCTAATTAGCACTCTTGCCGTAGTTGAACCGCTGACGCTGCCAGCAGTTGCGCCTGCAAGGTAAAATACTTTTCCCCTGGGAATCATTCTTGCGCTTGATACCTGCACTGAATTCCCAGTCAGTATTTCCGCGTAATTGTTGGCACCATTAGTAAAAGAAATATTGCCAGCAGCATGAAACAAAGAGCCAAAAGTGACCATGTGCACCAAATTTATAAACCGTATATCTGTTGCTACGGTTAAAACAGGCGCCAAGCCAGCCATTGTTATAACCTCAAACTTCTCGTCGAGATTTGCATCGAGGTAGTGCACCTCCAAAGTCCTAATGCCAGTGCCTGCCGCTGTGTCATTGGCGCTGGTGCTGACTACGGAAATTTGTATTCCTGTTGGATGCGGCGCAGAAAACGCACCGTTTGACCATATGATTTGATTTGTAGTTGCTCCGACTAATTCTCTCTCGCCAAATGATCCAAATGGAACCGCGCCAGGAACATATCCTCTGGCAACATCATTTGTAATGGTATCAACCGGCAGTCTATCTAATCGTGTGACTAATTGATGGGACGTATCAGCTCGCGCTGACGTTGAAAGCCTGATTCCTTGTGCTGACATATCTTGCCCCTGTTGAAAGAGAGTGGGGCGACCGAAGCCGCCCCCTTCTGCTTAACCCAACAGCAACGCGGTATGCTCTGGCTTGATGTTTTTAACACCCCAGGCCAGTGCAACTTCATAACGAACCTTGCGATAGCCCTTGTACATGGCGAACTCCATGCTCAAACCTGATCGCGGGTCAGTAATGACAATAACGTCTTCTGCCATATCGCCTTCTTCAGGTCGTGCAGGTGATCGAGCGGCCAGCACAAGTGCTGAGCGATTGAAAGCCATGTTACGAGCTGATGCAGCAACGATAGTCAGCGCTTTTGCAGACGCTGGCAGTGCTTGACGCAAGCCAGGTGCAGCAATCACGATGTTACCTGGTGCAGCAACGCCAGTTGTGACAACGTACTTGTTGTCGTCACCAGCAAAGGTCACAACATCGCCAGCCAGTACAGTACCTGAGCCGGTGATCAGAGCAATGGTAGTGGAACCAACAGCAAAGCCAGCAGCGCTGGATGTGTAGTTAGTGCCAGTGCCTACAGTAACGGTCTTAATCTGCGCAGACTCGCGCAGAGGCATGCCGGCCAGGTCAAGCAATACACCTTGTCGCAGCATGGAGTCAGTGCCAGCAGCATTGACGGCAGACTGCTTGCCAATAAAGTTGGCACCGGCAGAGGTATTGATTACCAACTGGTTGTCGCTGATTGGCGAGCCGTTGTCCTTCAGGATTTTCATCACGTTGGACGCATCGGTGTAATCATTCGCTGTGCCGAATGGAGTAGTTCCGGGCGTGCCGTATGCGCGAGAGAACGTTGATTGCAGGCCAGCCAAGTCAAGCTCAACTTCGTTAGCAATGGCTCGGATCGCTTGTGCGATCTTGTTTGCTCGGGTTCCCATGTAGCCAGGACCAGTGTTCAGTTTCTTCTGATCGTCGCCAATGAAACCAAACTCGGCAGCACGGCTCTTGGTGATCTGGATAATGGTTGAACCAGAGGTTTGACCAGTAGGCTCAGGAACGGTCATAGAAGGCGTGATATCAGAAACATTGCCTGATGGTTCAACGTCTACAACGATGTTCTGGTTGATACCTGCACGCTCGGCGCTGGCATTCATGGTGACAGCGGGAATAAGCCCGGTCAGTTCACGAGACACAATATCGAGCGCCTCATAAATGTCGGGAACGATTGAACTAATAGTATTTTCGGCCATGATTTTTTTACCTTATCAATTATCGGTTAATTTGCCGCCAGATTTCACAAATGACATCCGGCTTGCTGGGTCTAGTGCCTCAAATTCAGCACGGGATTTCACTTTTGCAGCACCGCCGCTATTTGAGCCACCAGAGGCACCGCCGCCTGATGATTGATTGCCCTTCAACAATGACGAATATCGGCCATCGTTTTTGAACTCGGCTTTGAGGTCATCGAGAGTTGAGACCGTCAAATTGCCTGTAGAATCCGTGACTTTAACACCGTCCTCATGATACTTCAAACGGCGAGATATGAACTCACTTAGCAGCTCGGCGTTAACAC